CACAAGAAGATTAGTTACATATAAACTAAAAGACCCCTTAGGGGGTCTTTTTTTGTGGATATAATTTTGCTATCCTTGCTTTTCTTTCTTTCTCTTTATCTTTTTTCGGGTCAAACCAATTCACTGGCCACCTATTAATTTTAAGTGCAGCGTCAAATAATTTTTTCTTGGGCAATTTTAGTTTCACATCTTTATCTCAAAAGCACTATTTCCTACGCTGACTACACCGCCACGATTAATTCTTCGGTAATATGTCTCTACAAATGATTCAATCACACTAGGACGTATTATTTGTATTCTTTCTTTTTCAGAATTTATTTGCTCTTCATATTGATAGTTTGTTATTGATACTGTTGGATTTGCAGTAACAGTGGTAGAACCATTGTAATAACTTATAGAATAATTTTGAGGTACAACTTTACCTGCAGGTACAATTATATTTTTTCCCTGTTTAACCTCTGTAGTTACATAGTGTTTAGTTGCCTGTGGGTTATCATACTTAGAACTTACATACTCTGCTAATTGCCTTGATGATCGTGGCCACTGCTCATAATAATTTACAATATTATTTGCAATGAATATCGTCCATGCATAAAATGGATTGTCATATATTTGATAAGCTATATGTTCTGGTTTTTCACCATTGTTTACTATAAACTCATCAAAAATTGTAATTGAATTTTTATATTCTTTTAAAATCTCTGACCTTCTCCAGATATTTTTAGCTGCTAAAAGTTTAGGATCAACAGGTGACTGCTGAACATTGTAATATAAATCTGGAAGTCTTTTGAATAACATGATTAATAATTTGGGTTGTCCATAAAGTCTGATCTGGTTAGTGCAGTTAATTCATTGAATCTAAGAGTTACAGTAATAAGAGGTATTGATCCATCAAATACTGTTGCAAATTGTCCCATTGGTGAAGTGTTAACTCTTATTTGTGTTAATGCACATAATTTTGTTTGTGGCATCATTGGATGTTCTACATCTGCACCCCCTTCTACCATATCACCATCTTGTTTGCCAGGTGTAAATCTAGGTTCAATTTTCCATACGTCTGGGAAACCTAATAATACTCCAGTTCCGCTTCCTAAAGAATCTTTTGATACTGGGTGCATTCCCTCTTTAAACCATTTTAGAATTTTTTGTATTTCTTGTGATTCATTAGCATTTCTTGCTGCCAATTCAAAAGTAAAATCAAATTGCCTAAAATCCATCTTCTTAAAGAATTGGATAGCATTTTCATTTGGTGTCAAACCAGCCATGCCAGCAATGTTGGTTGGATCTAATATATTACTATTAACTCCAAAGAAATCACCTGCTTTAGTTATACCATCTTTAGTACCTTCTGCTATGCCTGCAACTTTCGCTAAACCTTCACCACCATTACCAGTCAATATATTCTTAGTTATATCACCACCCATACCAAGTATTCCTCCTCCAGCTAATACCGTAGCTGCTCTTGCAGGATCATCAGCAGCTAATGCCATAGTACCTAACTTAAATGTATTATTCCAGTTTGCATTATAATCAAATTGAAACTCATTTGGCATTGCTAAGTTACAATAAGATTTTTTATAACCTGAATCATGGAAGTCCTTTACAGCATTTTTCTTTCCAAGCAACTCTCTCAACGTAGTATTACTTTCTCCAGCACCCCATCCATTATCAACAGAAAAAACTTCATCTAGAAGTGTGTCTTTAGTACCACCTTCTAGAAGAAAATCTGGATTATCTTTTAATTTTTTATTCTGCAGGAAATTCTCTATAATCTCTTCGTCTTTATCACCTGTAAGCCATTGCCTACCGCTAGTATTTGCTCCGTATACCCATTGTGCTCCATCGACTAACTTATCATTAATATTTTTTAACAGTCCACTGTTTTGTATAGAACCAAGAGCATCATTTTGATTCTTAGCAACATTTGCCATCCCGTCTTTATAGGAATATTTGTAGATTTTAAGGAAAGAAGCATAAGGAATCGTAGCTAAATTGAAAGGATAGCTATGATTTTCTGATTCTTCATTAATTTTTCTGGCTTCTGATACCTTGTTAACGGTGCTCATTTATACTTACGATGAAATTTATCAAGTGGAAGTTGACTTAATAGTTGTATATCTTGTTCTCCAACTTCAAAGAAAATGCTATCTGCATTTTTTGGAATGTAATAATGTAGAGATGAGTTGGGGTACTTATCAGTATTTATAGCGGATAGTCTAGCTTTTCCACTAAGGTAATGTAGATTCGCTCCAAGGTATATATCATTCTTCCTTTCAAGTAGTTTTATTAGTGGAAACTCATCCCATTCTCCCAACTGATCTTTAAATTTAGGATCATATTCAAAGTAATACCATTTATTAATTTCGGGTGTCTCTGTTGCATCGTCAAGTAACATTTCCATGACGGTATTTCTTAATTTGGGTCTAGATATACTTCTACCTTTTAATTCTTTCATCCATGTATCAAACTTTGAGTTCTCGTTCTGTGATGATTTTGAATTTCCAGAGTCTGTCTCTACAGAACTCTTCTGCTGCATCCCATTTTGCTCTGTTGGTGGCATAGGTCATAACCTCCGAGATATACTTTTTGGTGTGTCGTTTTTGAGGTTTGGGTTCATCGACCTGTTTTTTAGGTTTAACCTCAACTAAGTATGCTTGTATTTTCCCGTTTGCTTCTCTTACTTTCATGTAAAAATCAGGAAAGTATCTTCTCCATTTCTTTTGTACGGGGTCTTTATATGGAATAATATGCTCTTCACTTGACCATTCAATGACATTTTTATTGGAATCACAGTAGTCCATAAACTTTTTTTCCCATAATGAACGGTATATTACGCCCGTAGGGTCACCTTTATACTTGCGATAGTTTCTTACTCTGTATTTTCCCTTATATGCCATACTAAATAAATATATCACTCATAATGAGTATTTATGGCACAAAGCAAACAAATAAACAAAGAAAAGTTTGGAATAGAATCATACATGGCAAAGATACTTGATAAAGGTATCTCTACTTCTAATCTGTATGAGTTTGAAATAACACCATCTACCGAGATGAGGAGGTTCATGGAAGCAAATGCCAAAAAGAAAGGTGGTGGTGATTTATATCCAAAGTTTACTGGGGATAAAATAGGACAAGCTCAACAAAGGATGAATTTATTATGCCAAGATATTCAAATTCCTGGTAGCACCTTTAATAGTGTAGATGTTAAAATGCCTAAAAAAGGGTTGACTCAGAAGATGGCATCTGCTAAAATGTACAATGAACTTGATGTGTCTTTTATATGTGATCTAGGTTCTACACCTATATCATTTTTTAAAATGTGGCAAGATATGACTATAGGTATCCAACCAAGTCAAGCTTCCCCAGAACCAATATATAGTAATGGTAGTAGATATACTACCCTTCCTCATATGGCTTATGCACAGAGATATTATGATGATTATACTGCTGATGTTGTTATAAACAAACTTGAAAAATATGGAGTTTCTAAACCTGTCAAAGGCATAGCCCAGAATTCTGGGAATGTAATAGAGAGATCAAGTTCTACTCCAAGGGAAGATTATCATGTTCCATTTAAAGTGAGACTTGTTAACGCATATCCCTATTCTTTTTCAACCGTCGCATACTCAGCTGGTCAAGCACAAGCTGTAAAATGCGTAGTTGCATTCTACTATGAGTATCAGCAATTTATGTTTAATTAATTATGCCATTACCTGAAATTGTTACACCAACGCATGAGTTGGTGGTGCCTTCTACAAAAAAGAAAATTAAATATCGTCCTTTCCTCGTCAAGGAACAAAAGATATTAATCATTGCAATGGAATCTAATGATGAGGCTCAGATTCTAGATGCTATTAAAAATATTTTAAAAAATTGTATTATTAGTAGAGTAAAGATAGATGATCTTGCTCTATTTGATATTGAATATCTTTTCTTACAGATACGTGCTAGATCAATTAGTGAAGAATTGAAGTTATCAGTTACTTGTCCTGATGATGGAGTAACTAAAGTTGATGTCTCTTTCTTGGTAAATGATGTCGAAGTAGATTTTCCAGAGGGTCATAATAAGATAATAAAATTAGGTAGTGATATAACTCTAGAAATGAAGTATCCTAACCTAGAATATTTTTCTTCAGTAAATTTTGCTGAAGAAGACGTTGATCCATATGATTTAGTTGCTAAATGTCTTAAAAGAGTATATCTTGGGGAAGAAGATTCTGGCACGTTTACATTTAAGGAAGCAAGAAATTGGGTTGAAACGTTGACTGCAGCACAGTTTGATAAAATTCAACAATTTTTCAATACTATGCCTACCTTAAGACACACTTTAGAGGTAAGAAATCCCAAAACTAAGGTTGAAAATAAAGTTGTTATTGAAGGGTTAGTGAGTTTTTTCGGATAGCCCTCTTTGATGAGGGCTTAATGGCTTTCTATCAGACGAATTTTTCTCTGGTTCAACACCATAAATATAGCTTGAGCGATATTATGAATATGATTCCTTGGGAAAGAGATGTGTATGTTAATTTATTAGCAGCCCATCTACAAAAGGAAAGAGAACGAATAGATGAGGAACGTCGAAAACGTAAGTAATGGCTGAAGAACTAACCATTGACACTAGTACACTAACCAAAACTGCAATTAAGTTTGGGGCAGGAATGAGTGCGTTACTTGATACTGAATACGAGTATATTCAATATCTAAGGAACAGGGGCGGTATGATGGGTGTTGGTGCTTATTCGGGAGGTCGTAGAAGTTTACTACAATTCGATTATACAAAGAAATGGCATCATCCTACTTCTAACTTTAGTATTCCACCAAGACGCATCAAACCCATTAAACCAAGGTCTAGTGGATTTCCAAAAAGTAAAGCAAACGCATTTAATCAGGTGCGTATGACTCGCAAGATTTATAATCAGTTGCGTAGCATGGGGTTGAAACCCAATCAAATAAAACACTATCAGCATTTAAGAAATGTAAAAGGTTTAAACCACATTCGAGCTTTTACCGAAGCTTCAAACCTCAAACCCACAGGAAATTGGCTTACAAACATAGCAGATGATTTCAGGAACGGGTTTCAACGTCCTGATTGGATGACTAGAAAAAATTGGGGATTTCTTAGACCAGGTGTACGAGAAAGGCTTGGAAATTTCCTTTTCAAAAAAGAAATGGGTGTGGGTAATAATAAGACACTCCAACCTAGATGGAATTGGCCAAAGTTGCCCAAATGGGCACAAAGTATGAAGGAGGGAACAAAAAACTGGTTCAAGGGTCTTAAGTTTCCCAATCTGGGATTAAATAAAATCTCGGTGCCGAAAGGATTGAAAGGCATGAAATTGCCCAAAGTTGGAACTGGTGGAATCTTGACTGCTCTTACCTTAGTTCCTACTGCACTTGAGGTCTTTAATTTATTTAAAGCAAAAAGATGGAAAGATGCAAGTAGACTTATTATTAAGACTGGAGTAAGCATGGCAACCTTCAGTTTGATATTTTCTGCATCAGGAGCAGCAGCAGTATTGCAAGCAGTATTTAGTGGAGGTACTTTGACTCCAACAGCAATTCTGACTTTAGTTGGTGGTACTGCATTGGCTACTGGTGGATCTATGGCGGCCGCAGAAGGAACTGATGAGTTCTTGAAGATGCTTGGATTGGAAGATCAAGTGACCGAGAAAAATAGAACTGGATCTGTGATTACCTCACCGACTCGTGGTGTACTTGGTGGTACTAAAGCCTTAGTTGGTGAAGCAAACGAAGCTGAAATTATTTTACCTATGAGTAAAATCGGTGACGCAATATCTGCAGTTTATAGGGAAGGTGCATCTATAATGGTAGGTGCTACTTTGGCATTCTTAGGTCCTCTAGCAGGTGGATCACCTGCTGCAGCATCCTTAATAAATGAAGCAAGAAGAATTGCTAAGTTAACTGGTGCTGATACAGATGTTAAAGTGGACAAGATAAACTTGCCAAATTACTTACCTGCAATTGTTACTAATAAAACTAATAATTATATTGAAGAAGACAGTAGTGAAGTACTATTCGCTTCAAATAAATCAGAAAGCGAAGGTTCAGGTAGTACAACCAATACAAGTTCTACTACAATAACTGGTACTAATAGATGGAAGACAATTCTCCCACAAGGTGATCCACTATTCAGTTCTCCATTTGGTATGCGTTGGGGAAGAATGCATAGAGGTATTGATATTGGAGTGTGGGAAAATTCTCCAGTACATGCACAGGAAGGTGGTGTAGTTGAGCAAATTATTCCTAAGTTTGGTGAATATGGTGGAGCAGTTGTAATAGCACATCAAGATGGTACTGCAAATCTATATGGACATGTGCATGATTATGTTGTAAAACCAGGTCAGAAGATAGAAAAAGGTGATCCATTAGCTAAAATTATCTACTATCCTGGTTCTGATGGTAGTAACCAATCTCATCTACACTTTGAGAGATTCAACAAATCTGGTACTAGAATAGATCCATTACCTTATTTCCAACAAGGTGGTGCAAGTATAGATGCACAGTCTAATAGTAGTGGTAATATTGATCCTGTGAATCAGGGAGGTCCATCTAATATTATGCGAGATATTTCGTCTAGTTTTGTTAACATAGGATCATCAATATCCAATAGCAACAAACAAGAGTTAATAGATACTCCAGTCAATACAACTAACGTGGGAAATACAAACAATACAGCTGTACCAATACCAATTCCATATCCTGTACCAATACCAATGAACAGATATATTACAGTACCAACAGGGGAAACTAATAATGAAACAAAAATGGTTATAGATGTATTTGGTAAAGGAGCAAACAGATCATGAATGACGACAAGTACATAGGCATAGAGGTTCTGACCAACGTACTCAATAATGTAATTGAGATGGTTGATCAAAGAACTGCATTATTAAATTCAATGTTCAAAGAAGATCTTTATAATGATTTTCTTATGATGGAAGCGATGCAAGGTGGTATGGGTGGTGCTGGCGTTGATAATGTAGCTCCTGTTGGTGGGGGAATGAACGATTTGTCATTACCACAAGCACCTGATGATCAGAATATTATAAATCTTGAAGAAGCAGGTTTGAATCCATCCGACACGGGAGGTACAAATCTTGATAATCCTAATGATGATACAACAACTCAAAACTATAATAAAGGTGGAATCACACCACCTACATCAGGTCTCAATGCAAACTCACTAAATCCTTTTTCATCTGAAGACAAACCATCATCAAAATCTTTAGAAGAAACTGGATTTAATGATGTTATTGAAAGAAATATATCCAATACTATAGCAGATGATTTTCAAATAGATCAAAGATTAAAAGATGCATTTGGTGCGTCTTTGGCATTACCTATGAAGGCAGCTGGAGTTGGACTGATGGGTTTGTTGAGTAGAATACCTGCTACTGATGCTGATATGCAAAATAATATTGATAATTTTCTTACTCAAATGAGCACTTCTCTTGGAGTTAGTACAGAATCTTCTACACTAAATTCATCTACTGATAATAAAGAGAATATAGATTTATCTACTAGAATACAAAATTGGGTTCATAACGCAGCTGATTGGTTGGTTTCAAAACCAAAGAACGACGATCCGATGGGTGGAAGTGTTACTAAAATACATGGTATAAACCAAGGTGGTGGTGGTATTGGTTCGACCATATCTAATTTCTTTGGATTAGCTAAAGATAGAGATCATGAAGTTTCTGAAGAAACTATGATGGGTGCTGCTGTTACTGGACTCCAGAAGAGGAGACAGATGAATGATCTGTACATGCAAATGCTCAATGGTGGTGGAGGAGGAGTTTCTCCTAATATCAAGGAACCTAATCAAGGTGGGTTGACGAAAATTATAGAAACCATGAGTAACACCCTCAATTTTAATAAAAATAATTTAGAAGGAATTACATCTACTCAAAATATTATCAATACCAACGATCTATCATCAACAGTAGCAGACACAAGTTTTATAACTGATCTAACTAATACTGTCTTTCAGGAAAATTCTGAATTGTTAGCAGTAAAATATGACACACAAGTCATAAGTGATGCAATAGCAAATTCAATGCCTTCTACAGGATCACCTAAGGCAGATATAGAAGGTGTTGGCGAGATGGCATTGTCGCAAGTCAAACAATCTGTATTCTTTTCAGAGTATGCTAATACAGCCCAATTCTCATGAGTGAAGTAAACGCAACCAGTAATTTTAAATTAAAATCTTTAATTGTAGGTATTAATGGAGAGGACACGATGGTCGGCATCAATCAGCTCCTTCAACTGCAGTATATTGAAGATATAAAAAGTGCATCTACACAAATTTTCATAACAATAACAGATACAGCAGAAGGAAGTCTATCTAAGATTAATGGCATGGAACCTGTATTCATTTCGTTTGAGGATAGTAATGAAAATGTATTTACTAATAACTTTATGGTATATGATGTTCAAGGTAGAATGATAAAGGATGGAAAGTCCAAAGGAACATTATGTTGTTGTAGTCCTGATTTAATTAACAATGCTGCGACCAAAGTATCTCGTAGATTTGGAACTGGTGGTGGAGAAAAAATAGATAAAATAGTTAGAGATGATATTCTGACAAATCTTTTATCTACTCAAAGAAGTATTACTGTAGAACCAACTAAGAATAAATTTTCTTTTATATCTTCCTACTGGTCACCATTTACTATGATACAATATTTGGCATCTAAATCTATACCTGCAACGGATAAAGATAGTCAAAATGCGAGTGCTGGATATGCTTTTTTTGAAAATGCTGATGGATATGTTTTTCAATCCTATGATAAATTTGCTAACGATGCTGCAAAGGATAAGATTGATTATAGATTAGTTGCTGGTTTTGAAACTGCTGACGTAAAACCAAACACGAATAAAGAGTACACCAACGTGAGTAGTCTTACTGTTGTAGAAAATGGTGATATATTGATGGGATTGAACATAGGTTCTTATAATAGTAAGGTAATGACTTTTGATATGATGGACAATGGATATGCAGAATCTGATTTTAACATACATAAATATTACAAGAGTGTTCCTAAAATGAATGGTGATGTAACTCTTCCAAAGTATTTTGAAAAATTTAAGAAGAACTCAGTTCCTACTAGAATTATGTCTAAGGTTATGCACAGTGCACTGTACACCGAGGGCACATTTACCAAAGATCTCACAAAAGTATTGGCACAATCTAGTTTAAGGGAAAAATTATTTTACAATAAAAAAGTTGAGGTAGAATTTGTAGGTTCTTTGAATCATAAGGTAGGGGAGTTAGTAGAACTCACCACTTATAAAGGTAAGGATAGAGTATTTGATGCAGAAAATAGTGGTATATATGTTATAGGTCGTGTTGAAAGAGAATTTGTCTCAAGTAACAGTAATATGGTGACTAAATTAATATTATATACTGATAGTGCAGGTAGTGTGGGTACTACTAGTCATAAAGATAACACTCAGAATGGTTTATTAAAGTAATGTTAGAATCAACTGCTAATTTTATTGGAAAAGACGGGTTCAACTGGTGGGTTGGACAAGTCGAGAATACTGGTGCGGGTACAGAAGAGTTTCCAGACGATAAAGATGAAACTAACAAAGCTAAAGTTAGAATTTTAGGGTATCATAATCCAAGCAGAAAAGAACTAACCAGTTACGATCTACCATGGGCAACTGTGATGATGCCTAATACTGCAGCACAAAGATCTGGTATTGGTATGAACCATCAGCTACAATTAAACGGCTGGGTGGTTGGATTCTTTATGGATGGAGCAAGTGCACAAGTACCTATAGTTATAGGCACAATTGGCGATGAAAATCCAGAAGCACCATATGGAACAGAAAATACTGATGATGAACCATTTCCTAAGCTGGTAGCTGGTGACTATGATCCTAAGGTTCATGGAGATGAAACTGGATCTGGAAGTCATAGTACAGGATCTAATGTTTGTATAAATTCAAAAACAGGATTGCAAGAAAAATGTAAAGAAGAAGAGACAGGACAAAATGGTAATGGAAATGGTACTGGTGAATCTTCATCATTTACTGTAAACACAAGAGGTAAAGGAAAAAAGATTAGCATACTTGCTGATTATGTAGATAAAGATAAGTGTAAGTCTGTAAATCTGGCTGAGGGTAAGTGTGGAGGTGAACCGTCTACTAAA